CATCTGCCGTTAAGCTAAGGTATCGGGTCAATTCCTTGCCGGGCTTAACGCCTGCCGCAACGGCCGAAGCGGCGGTTGTGGCCGCTTCATCAAGGCCGTATGCCGTGCCTTTAACCGAGGCATTGGCATTCTTCATTATTTCTTTTACTTGTTCTGCGCTGTTGCCAAGGCCTGTAAGCTTCGCTTTGGCTTCGTCAATCGCTTTCAAGCGTGTAAATCCTTTGGATAGCGCCATTCCGGCCAGTGCCGTTGTGGCCGCCAAGGCGGGTGCGGTAACGAATTTTGAAAGCTTGCCGCCGATTGACTGCGCCGCCTTGCCTATGCCCCCGAAGCGAGTTTGTAGATTGCTGCAGGTTTGCTGTGCTTTATTAACTGCTTTTTCGAAGCTGCTCGCATCACCCGTGATTTTAACGCTGAGCGTTGCCGATGCAGACATATTAAGCGCCTCCTTTGCTTATTAAATAGCCGTTTTCTCGGTATAATCGCCCGAGCCAATCACCGTCGTTGCGATTGGATTCCTCGACGGCAGCAAGATTCTCTTTGATTTTTTCTTTGTCCGCTGCTTCGCCGTGTGCCCTACGAAAGAGCTTCAGCGCACGCCGCTTTTTACCACGATTTGCATTGTAAAACGCGGTGAAGCAGGCGTTATACAACTGATAGCTGCGCGAAACGAAGCTGTCCTCATATGCCTTATATAGAAAAGCTATCTCACGCGGGGTTAAGGCGTTGAATTGCGCCCGGGTGTAACCGAAATTGACCGCAAAAAAAGCAAAGTCCATATCATTGCGATACGGCTTTGCTTCTTTTATTTCCTCCTCGGAGGAGGGATTTTTAGTTTTAAGATATTCAAGCTCGATTAAGCGCCTGGGAAGAAAAAAGGGCAATCCCTCTGAAGTGCCTCAAGTACAAGGCTGCACACAACCTCGTAGCCCTGCTCCTCAATCATTCTCTCACACATTTCCATGCCCTTTTTAATGGGGAAGAAAACATCGGAATTTGCTTCCTTGAGCGCATATGCAAAATAGGTTTTCAAGTCCTTAATCGAAAGCAGGCCACCTGTGCGATTTATATTAGAAAGGGTTGGCATTTCCGTTACCTGCTCAATCAGCTCGATTCTGCCGATACTGAATTTAAATTCGAAATCCTTATCATCGAATGTAAACATTGCTCACCCTCCTTATTCTGAAACGACCTGCTTAACCGGCATTGTGTCCGTTTCTGTTGGTGAAACGGCAAGGTCTATAAGCTTACCCTTGCCCTCGAAAGAAAGCGAATAAGTTACGGCATCATCATGCGGTGCCTCAAGGGGATAATCGGTGATAACAGCGAATCCTGCAAACATGCCCTTTTTCGCTTTGGTATTTACGACCTTGAGCACAACGGTTTCGCTGTTTTCAAACGCCTCGGAAAGCCTTTGATGAGCTTTGTCGTTCAGAATATATAAGCCGTCGTTATCGATGCTCCACTCTTTCATGCCGGCAATTTTGGATTTATAGCCGCCTTCGGTATCTTTGGATGTGATTTCAATTGAATCCGCGGAACGGTTAATTGTTAAACCCTGCTGCCCCGAAATCGCAAGCAGCTCGCTGCCGTCTTTGCTCCACACGGCAAGCAACACATCCTTGCCGGCAAGCGCTTCGGCTGCTGATTCGCTTAAGCCGTCAAAAGGCTTTGCTGCAGATACTTCCGTTGCGGAGGTTTCGCTTTGCTCTTTTGCCGCCGCAAAAAGCTGCAAATTTAACTTTTTCATATTCATTCTCCTTAAATTTTAATTTTATAGCCGTAGCTGATCTTTAGCCTTATCGGCATTACGGCGTGTTTTTCGGTGGTTTTTTCTTCGTAGATCGCCGATACGCCGTCCGTCATCTGATATGCAAGACAAAAGCCCTCGGGAAGCGTTACATCTTCCGTGAGGGCTTCTTCTGCCTTTTCTATCAGCTGATACACCGCCGTATTGCCTTTGCCCGGCGGCGATATAATATGCGCCGCAATTTGGTATTCCTCGCAAAACATTGTTTTGGTGTCTGCCGGTTTTTTTCCGGTTGCTTCCAAATACAAAAGCGGCGAGGGTTCGTTCTCGGGCACATAATCAAAGGTTTTTAATCCGGCTGCCTCAAAGCGCTCTTTAAGCGCTGCGATAACTGCCGTAAATGATAGTTTTTTTAGCATATTAGTCTTTCATCGCCTTATCTATAGCTTTGAGCAAATCCTCTTTATAAATCGGCGCTTGAACATTGATGTTGTTGCGCAAGAAATGTTGACCGGGAACGAAACCTCCATTCACAGTGCGGTGTCCCTCCTCAACATGCGGCGCATACTCTTTCGTGTAGCCGAATTCACCTTTTTTGGTATATCGGCTTTCCATAAGTTCACCTGTTTTAAACGGCGTGCCGCCGTTAGCTATCGAATTGTTATTTTCGGCACGGTTATATAGCTCCGCAACTTGCTTCTTAATAACCGCATCGAACCTTATGGAATTAAGCGCCTTGAGTTTGCGCTCAAGCTCGCCGTAACCGAATTGAAATTCAATCATGCTCATTTTTTAACGCCTCGCAATTCGCAAGCATAAATCTGCCTGCCGTTGTTGTTTGCTTCACTTCGTATTTTTGGCCGAGGCAAATAATAGCCTCACAATCCGCAAGCACTGCTGCGGTTGTTCTGAGCAGCAGATTTCGGCTTTTATCGCTCACCTGCCTGCCCTCTAAGGCTATAAGCGAATCCGTTAAGGGTGCAAACCGTGCCGGCACAGCAGTATACTCGACGAGCTGCTCAATAGGATTGTCCAGCTCGTCTGCGCCGATTTGTTCGGTCTTCATAAGGTGTGCTTTAATCCACATCATAAGAATTGCACCCCCGACGAATTCTTTTGATTATACTCAGATATTTCCGAGGCATATTCATTCAGAACATCTTCAACAAAATTTACGGAAACGCCGCCGTCGCTTTCCGATGACACGCCCTCATAGTAATATCGTCGATATAGCTTAATAACCGCATCAACTGCTATCGATGCAAATATATCCGGCAAGCGCTGCGCATGCAGCCTTAAGCATAAGCGGTTGCACACGGTGCTGCTCCAGTGCCGAAGCCATGCTTCGGACGGGGTTATTTCCTCTTCCTCGAGCAATCTTCTTGCTTGTTCTAAAACATCATCCGCCATTACAGCCGCCCTCCTTGATTATTACTTGCTTGATTTTGCCGGTTGTGTTTCTGCCTGCGTTGCCGGCTTAATTGTTACAACGGAAATGCCGTCAACATACTCTGCCATGAGTTTAATGCCCATAAGCGCATAGCTTTCACTCTGTGCGTAATCATACGATCCCTCGGTATGGAAGCCGATTATAGGCAAATCGCCGTCCGTAGTATATGCAAGCCCTGCCTTTGCAAATTCGCTGTCTGCCGGGTCCACATAATACATAATGATGTTGTTAATCGGTGTAGCTTCAACCTTACCCTGTGGCACAGATGAACTGATGAACATTACATCGGCACCGAGGAAATCCTTAACATAGCTCATGCCGAATGCACTCTGAGTTGTGATAGCCGCAGAGCCGAGATACTGATATACATCAAGGGTGTTGGCAAACACAGCAACACCTGTTGCAGCACGGCCGAGCTGCTGGAATTTGTTTTTCACTTGGCCTATCGCCATGGAAACAGCCATTTGGAATGTGGTTTGCTCGCTCTTAAGAGTGCCGGTGCCGAGAAAATCGTAAAAATCACCCGTTACCTTATTTGCAAGCAGGGTGCGAAATTCATCATCACACTTTGCAACGGCTACATCATAGCCGTTGGCGGAAATTGCTTCAAGCGTTACAGCTTTGGCGTACTTGGATATAGCAATCGGGCCGAGGGCTTCCGATTTTGCCTTAATTTCGGAAAACGGAATTTTTTCGCCCTCGCCTACCGCACCGCTCTTGAGCGTTCCCGAAGCTGTTGTTTTATAAAGCGTTGTGCCGTTTGCCTTTTTAATCGGCCTGCTGATGCCGAGAATATCAAGCAGGGGCTGAATTGATTTAGTGAACGATGTTACGAAGTCTATTTCCCTCGCCTGAGCGGTTATGCTTGCGGTGGTGGTTACACCCTCCTGCGCAGCGAAAAGCTGCAGATTAAGTTTTGTCATTATTTTTTACCTCCAAATAATTCAATGTTTTCGGCAATCGCTTGTTGGCGCGCTGCCGGGTCTTTGATTTTTAAAATGTCATCCTTAGTGATATGCTTTTCCGAGCCTGTTCTCGGCTCTTTTCCGCCGAGTTTCTTTTTTACTGCGGCAGTTACGGCACTGTTGAAAGCCTCGGCGAAGCCTTTAATTGCCGCGTTTGTTTCCTCCGCGTCAGCTGAGACGAGCATAGCTATAACATCATCGGAAACACTTATTTCCTGCTCTGCAAGCATTTTACGCGCTGTGCTGCTCATTTTGCTGAGTGCTTCGCGCGTTTTATACTCTGCAAGTTCTTTTTGATATTTATCGCGTTCATACTCTGCCTTTTGCTGTGCGTTCATATCCGCAAGTTTTTTTGCTTCGTCAACCTCCGCATCCTTTTTCCTTATCCATTCCGCTTTTTTAGCAGCGATAATCCTGTTAAGGTCATCATCAGTGTACTTCGCAGGCGCTCCTCCCGCCTTATCATCATTACCTTGCGTTCCTCCCTGCTCGGCACCCTGCTTGCCCTGTTCTGCTTGATTTTGTTCGCTGCCGCCGTTGTCCGGCTCGCCCTCTTCGGCGAAAAGCTGCAAATAGATTCTGTTCATAATTTCTACCTCCATAGTTTATAGCCTCAATGCTTGGCTTTTAATTCCGTAGCTTTTAATGAGATCCACGCCTGCTCACGAACCATAGCTTTTAAAGAGTTCCATGCCTGCTCAACCGTAACTTTTAAGGTGGTTCACGCCTGCACCGTTATATATTCGGGATATGAAGCCGCAAGCAGCTGCACGCCCGCTATATATGAGTTAATGAGGAGCTCGCCTTGCCCGCTCGGCAATGCGCACTCAAAATAAAAGCTGCCCGAATCGATTTTGTATATAAACGAATCGGCAGTAAGCTTTCTAAAACTTTCAATTAAGCTGTGGCATAACATAGTAAAAGCGGCACACACAAGGTCCTGCCCTTTTGGGGCGGTGCCTGCGTGACCGCTTGCCTTAATTCTGCTCTTTTCGATTGTTACAGTTATCATAGCTATTCACATCCGGCCTCTTTGAATGCCTTGCTGAGCTTCGGCCATTGAATAGCGAACCAATCCACCATTTCCTCGTTTGTTGCCCATTGCTTAACATCGTTTGAATTAACATTCAGCCCGCTTTCAAATAAAAAAGCGTGAATTATTTCGTGCCTGAGCACTTGTTTTTGTAAAGATTCAAAATCCTTAACGCTTCTGTCATCTTTTTCAACCGTGCCGAAATCAAGGACAACGATTTGCTTAACGGTATAATCCGTGAAGCCGTCCAATTCTTTCAAGCTCGGGCAATTCAAAACGCTTCCTTTTATAATTTCGTACTCGGTGCCCAATATGTTTACTTGCATAACATACCTCCTTTTGGGCATAAGAAAAGCACCGTGCTTTACGCATGGTGCTTCTTTAGCCCTTAATATTTTGTTTTACAGCCTGCCGATTACTCCGCCGAGAGTGATTTTAAACACTTCGCCGAGCAGGCTTTTAACCTTTTGCATTAAGCTGTTTTCTTTCAGATATTCTCTGCCCGCCTGCGTTATGGCAAAGGTGCCGACTTCAAGCACACTTTCCATATCTTTGGCATCAACATATTTCAGCCCGCTCACAAGCTCTCGCTCTATGAGGTCGTGCATTATATACAGCCAATAATCGCGGGTTATATCGAAAAGCTCACAGTGCCAGGCAACCTCGTTAAGCGCTGTCCTGTGCCCTGCTTTAATACTTTCGTACAGATACTTTAGTATCTTGTATTCAATCACTTCGATATCGTCTTTTGTCATAAGTTATTCCTCGTCTTTGTATTTTTCAACAATAGCCGCATAGCGTTCTTTCCACTCTTTTATTAAAGCTTTCATTTCAGGCGTATTACATTCGCCTATTATCATGTGAGGATTTGCTTCTTTCCATTTTTTTATAATTTCTTTTTCGCGCTCCATCATTTCTTTATCGAGCTTTGAAAATTCAATTTTTCTGTTTTCGTTCATCTTTTCCTCCTATAATAGTTCATTCCACATTTTCTGCACGCTTCCTCTATTATCAGGTGAAGCCTTTGTTCTTCATATTCTTCTAACGCATAGCCACGCTCAAACATAATATTAGAAACATCTTGTTCCGCATCACACCTTGCCTCATCCCACTTTTCGAATGTTACACCCTCGGCACGCTCCATATGGTAAATGTATTTATAATCGAATGCTTCCATAACGGCCGCGTCCTCTTCAAACATAGTGTAAACATCCTGATCGGGACTAAATGTATATTGTGTTTCATTTCTCGGATGATTATGTATATTATAGCTTCCCTTGAAAAGAGGCTTATACTCATCATAGTAAATCCCTGCCGTATAATCGCTTTCAAACAGATGAACCGCTCCGTTTTTGTCTATCATAAGCATATTTTCAAATTCTGCATTTTCATATTTCTTGATAAACGCATCGATAAAAGCCTTTTTCTCGGCTTCTGTTTTGGCAGTACCGATAACAGTTTTTTTCGCTTGCTTGAAATTATCATAATCGTCCGAAACGGTGCCGGCGCCTTTAAAGCTGCTGATAATTCTATTGCTTGAGCCTTTGCCGCCGTGCTTCTTAACATATTCATCCTGCCACTTATCCCAATCGGCAACGGCAACGCCGTAATGGCAGGGG